CGACACTAGGCAGTAAGGACGATGATTTAAGAATAGCCGGAGAGTTGATGGACATATTTGATGGTTTTGTAGAAAAGAGATTGTCCGACCCTAAAATAAGCGGCAAGGCAAAAACAGGCCGCGCTATATGGGCGCGGATGAAACGCTCTGAATTAGTTGAAAATATTATAGCAAAAGCAGAACTTGCTGGCGCAGGGTTTGAAAAAGGGTTGCAAGCCGGATTTAGAAGCCTATTAAACAATAAAGCCAGACTTAGAGGGTTTAGCGACGAAGATAAGGCGGTTATGAAACGCATTGTAAAAGGTGGAACAGCAAAACAACTTATGGAATTTGTGGGTAAATTTTCTTTTTCAAGTGGCGCGTTGCGGGGCGCTGTAGGCGCAGCGGTTGGGGGTGCTGTAGCTGGCCCAGCGGGGGCTGTTGCGGCACCTGTAATTGCCCAAGGGTCTAGAATGGCGGGGAGTGCGGCGGCTGCTCGTCAAGCAGAACTTGCTAGGGCGCTTGCCGCCAGCGGTAGTCGCGGAGGGCAAACTGTAATCAGGAGACCGATAGCTCCGCCTATTGCTGGAGCTTTGCTGCCTAATACTCAGAATGCCCCCTTGGACATTCGAAACATGTACAATCCAAGAACAGGGCGCGGAGCCATATAAGGAGACTGAATAATGCCTTGGAGCGGTGGAGCTTTTACAAGAACTAACGGTGTTCACACGGGAGCCACCCTGTGGGTGCAGGACCGTGATGCCGGAACCAAGATTCTGGCGACAAGGCACGATACCCACGATCAGGACTTGGCCGATGGCATCAACTCCACGCTGGAAAAGTCCGGCAGCAATGCTGCCACGGGCAATCTGGATTTAGGAAGTAAGCGCATCACGCTGCTGGCGGACGGCACAGCCAAGACGGACGCTGCCACCGTTAACCAGATTCAGAGCAACGGCCCCGCGTATCAGGCGTCGGATACCGGGACGGCTAACGCGCACGTAATCGCGTTGAGTCCTGCAATAACAGCTTATGCGTCAGGGCAGAAAGTTACCTTCAAGTCTGGCGCAGCCAGCACTACGGCTTCGACGCTGAATGTGAACGGGCTTGGCGTCAAGGCCATCAAGAAGCTGCACGATCAGGACATTGCTTCGGGCGATATCGAAAGCGGCTCCATCGTCACGGTGGTTTACGACGGCACCAACTTCCAGATGACGAGTCAGGTGGCGGCGGCAGCATCAACCGGCGCTCCGGCGGCGGCTACATCCGCGAAAACGGCAGCATATACCGTCATCGCAGGAGACGCGGGTTCTACGATCTTATGCTCCGCTGCTTCCGCTGATTACGCTGTGGCGCTTACGGCGGCTGGAACGCTTGGTGACGGCTTCACGGTTACTCTGAAAAAGAGCGATGCAACTAAATTTATGATCACCATCAACCCGAATAGCACCGAGACGATTGACGGGTTGCCTGATCTGAAGCTCCGCAATGAGCATTCGGAAGTCACCCTAATTTGTGACGGCTCCAACTGGCATCTTATTAGCCATGAGAACATCGAGATTGAATACAATGCGATTGAGAATTCGAGCTTCCTTGTCGATCAGTACAATCACATCACCCGCACCGGACTTGGTGGCTCTGCGCTGCATTTCCAAGACCGTTGGAGTTTAGTCACCGCCGGTAGTGCGTCAGCACGCTGGACGATGAGCGTCGAGAGCGCCGGGGGAGTACATGGAGAAAGTGACTGGGCAAAATTTCTTTGCACTACCGCAGATGCCTCACCGGGTTCGTCTGAGTCCCACGACATAAAACAAAATATCATCGGCAACAATGCAATCAATGCAGGATTTCTAGGCACAGATAATAAATTTGAGAACGGTGTTCTCAGCATGGATATTATCGGCCATCTTGATACACCGGATGCGCCTTATACTGCTGCTATCGGTCTAGTAACACTTGATGGTACGAAGCGAAAATATATCGGAAACGTAGCGATAGCCGCTGACGCTACATGGCAGCGTGTTTCATTAGTCATCCCTGAAGATGGAACTGCTGTTATTGAGAACGGTGTGACAGCAGGCTGCCGTATTTCCGTAAGTCTTTATGCCGGTTCTGGCGAGCAAGCAACAAACGAAACTTGGATAACTGGCTCATTTGGAATGGGAACTTCCAGTTCTCAAAATTGGGCCTCTGCCACCAACAACTATATCGGGTTTACCAACGTCAAACTCCAACCCGGACAGATAGCCACGCCGTTCATTCCTCGTCTGTATGCGGAAGAACTGGATATCTGCCAATTCTACTTTTACAAGTGGGAGGCCCCCTCCATAGACCAGCGATACTTCTTCAGCGGAGCGAGAGCTACAACGCGGGTCGGCTGCGACTTGAGTTTCCCCCGTGATATGCGGGTTGCCCCAACTGGGAGTGTTGAAAACGTGACTAATTTTAAACTGAATACCACCAGCGATACCGATGAGGCGATGACAGGCTTAAATGGGATCATTGAAACAACAGAGGGCGCGTACGTCGAATTCCAAATTTCTGCCGCAACCACAGGGGTTGTCGGGAATATCGGAATATCCAATACGAATGCTCGCCTACTGTTCAACTCGGAGATTTAATATGTTCTTCAACAACGTGACGAATCTTCAGTTTTGGAACAGCGATGGCACTGAGATAAAAGTTACGCATGAAGGCGGGACATCTGAGACGATTGTGAAGGAGGGTAGAATCGGATGGCTTGGTGCGCTTGATCTTGAGTCGCCCATTTCGGACTACGTCGCCCCCGCCATGACATGGAATGAAGTCAGAGCAGAGAGAAACCAGCTACTGGCCGAAACAGATTTCCACGCATTGTCAGATGTCCCGATGAGCGACGAGATGACGGCTTACCGGCAGACGCTGCGTGATGTTCCTGCCACCTATGTCGAGCCTGACGATATCTCATGGCCTACCAAGCCGTGAGCCACAAGATCAACAGCCGCATTGGGTACACCAAGAAGTATGAAGACGTTGATGTGCGCGGCTCTAATAATCTGTCTGGCGCTTCCTGCTGTCGCCCAGAGGAGTTGTTTCCCACGGGCGGTGATGATCAAGGCCCTCAACCACACCCATAATGAGGCCGTTCGCGCTCGTGGAGTCGTAGCCAATGGCGCGGTGTTGGAGGTTTGGCAGACAAAAGACGGCTCGTCGTGGAGCCTGACATTCACGAACCCCTCCTCCCCCCGAGTCACTTGCATGTTTGCAACAGGCACTGATTGGGAGTGGCTGGTCTGGTTCGTCCCTGCGCCGGGGGAAGATAGTTGATTGAATTGGGCGATCTCAAAACTATCGCGGGCCTCACGGTGAGTTTCGTTGCACTGATCTTGTGGTTTGGAAGATTGGAGTGGACGGGAAAGCGGAACCGCGAGGAATTATCGCGGATCGAGAATGACACCGACAAGGCCGGGACAGTACGCAAGGAACACACGACGACGGAGTTGGCGCGCATTGAGGCGATCATTAGGGAATTCAAGAAGGATTTCAAGGAAAGTCGCGGCGAACTGCGTGCCTCGGTGAAGGATGTACACGAGCGCGTTGACGCCTTGCGCGAAATAATCAACGGGAAGAAATGATTGACAGGCCGAGAACGAGGGCAGAACGTCGGGCTGAGTTAGAGGAAAACTGGGGAGGGAACAGATGATTTCACTTGATCACTTAGTTTACCACGAGTTGGGCGAAGGCTTCCCGGACGAGGTGATTTGTATGCGGCCATTCGGCCCTGCTATCGGCCATGCGACGTTACCGCCGGAAATCATCGATGCTTTCAACGCGGATATTGACGGCGGTACGGAAGGCCCAGACTGGAGCGGTAAGCTCGTCGGCAACGTAGAGGCCGAGAATCTGATTCCCACAGAGGTGCTGGAACCTTACGGGAAATACTTCACGGACGCCGCTCTGACTTATGTGGATAATTACGCAAGTCGGCACTGCAAGCCTATACGCGCCGACATCAAGCCAGCAGTTACGATCCACAGTGCTTGGTACGTCCAGCAGCGGGCGGGGGACTTCAATCCGCTCCATCTGCACACCAACGCGGAACTATCCGCCGTAGGCTATCTGAAGATGCCGGAAGACATTCAGGAAGAGTGGACAGAAGACGACAAGGATCATTACCCGGCGGCGGGACATATCGAGTTTCTGCACGGCAGCCCGACATTCTTGAACAGGGCGGCTTTCATGGTGCGCCCCAAGGTGGGGGATTTCTTTATTTTCCCTGCCGATCTGCTGCATACTGTCTATCCGTTCAAATCGGACGGCGAGAGACGGAGCTTTTCGATGAACATCATTCTCGCGGAAAAGGAGGAAGAAGATGGCGCAACGTAAAGGTTTCCCCGGCCCGATGACGCGGGGACAGAAGGGTGCGTATAGGGGCATCCAGAAGAAAGAAAACTATCCCGGCGGGCTCGACATTACCGCCGGTAACGAAATGGGGTTCCGCTCCGAGGGACGGAGCGTAAAGCGTGGTGCTGACAAGCGCGGCACTTTCGGGATGAAACTCCGCAGGGCCTAGCGATGGCTACCAATCAGGAGGCCCGTCAGACATCCATCCGTGCTGTAACCAGCACGACGGGCACCCATGACGAAGATTGGGTGGCGCTGTTCACGACACGCAGCGCACCGGCTGGAACGTACAACGAGCGTCTTCTTAGCTACATCAATACGAAGCTGTCCACCAGCCACACCAATCTGAACGATGCCCTCCAGGCACTGGCGGCAAACC